TCTATGATTAAAAAGTATGGCAGTAGTGGTGGCGATCTTTACCATGATAATTGTTTCTATGTCACTAATGAAAAACCAAAAATAGAAACTGATTATGAGGGTAATCCAAAAGAATATTATGATGATACTCATATTAAGTTTGGCGATATGGATAAAGACTTTTTAACTTCTTATTATCGTGATGAGATAAAAGCAAAAGGCATTGACGCAGATTTCAATGTTAGATTAGCTGACAATTACGACAAAAGAAATCCTACTTATTACAATACTGAAAGTGCAGTAGATAAATTTTTGGGTTTTGGTAGTCGTAATGATATAAGTAAATCTGTAATGTACCCAAAAGATGAGTGGGATAATGATTTCAAACTTTGGGTCATTGGAACAAGTTATTGTCATTCTCGTAAATTTAAAGCAGATCAAGAAACTTATTCATGGTTTGAAAATTTTAGGGTTGCACAAGAAGATGTTGTTAAAACTCATCAACAACTGTTTGACCATGTAAATAAAAAAATGGAAAAACTAAAACTTGGTTTGAAATCTTACAGATACTTTGATCAAGCAAAAGAACTAGCTGACAAACTTGGAGTAGTTTTAAATGAAAGTATATTAGACGCACATTCTAG